GGTATTATTAACGAATGCTTTTAATGAAATAGTACAGAATGACAAGAGGTAAACCGATAGTCCACAATAGCAAAGTACCAAAGCAACCCAATTTAGGCATTATGCAACCCCCTTCACGCGTTCGCCGTTTTCGGTATAATAATTATCATCGTTCATTATAGCATATTCTTTGAAATATTCAAACGAATTACAATATTCTTTTTCAGCATTCCATGCAGCGAAAAACCCCGTCAAGCAATCGTCGATCAATTCATCATAAGAATCATACATCTTTTTATAGCGCAAGCAATCAATAACCGGGCGCAAAATATCAAGATCCATGCAAACGCCCGTAAGGGAACAGTCCTCCATTCCTACAATGATTTTTGAATACCTATGCTTGTATTCATAGCGCCCGTTAATCACTTTTCCGGGCGTGCTATAGTATTTCCCTTTTGTGATATATTTAGCGTAATTATTCCACAAATACCGCGCAAGCCGAAACGCGTCGCCTTCCGGCGCTTCATTCAGCGCAATATATCGGAATGTTTCGCGATCCGGTGTATAATCAAGCACGCGAATATCGAAAATCTTTTCGAATGCCTCAAGCGTTGCAATATATTCGGAAGAATAATCATCGGAAAAATCTATGTTGTTATTTTCATACACTTTATATTGTGCACTTTCATTCAATTCATCGAATTTGTAAATGTTGATAGTCTTCATTTTTTATTTTCCCCCTTGTATTCATTTTCCGGAATGTATTCCCAAACACGGCGCTTCTCATTCCATACCATCACGCAAACACGGCCATTATATACAACATACATTTTTCAAATACCCCCGTTTGCAATCAGCAAAGCAAGAAAAACGGAAACAAAACAAGCATAAACGGAATATATGCTAATAGCGGGTAAAATCGCTGCAACATTTCGCCGCGTTGGCTGATACCAGGCTTTGCAGGCGTTGGCGGGTGTAAAGTATTTATTCACGTTCAAGCCCCCCTATATTTGATCAATTTAGCTTTTTCGAATTCTTCCGGCGTTGTTTTGAAAATCGTTTCAATAATCCAATTGAGATTCCTTTTTGTATTTTCGTTCGCGCTGGATCCGTAATGTCTCCAGCGAATATATTTACCGTTTTCCGATACGTTCAAGCAAGGCGTGAACATTGGATATCGGACATTGTGCAAATAATCCCCGTATTGATACCCCGCGTTCAAATTATTGTAAATCCTTTCTAGCGCTGTCATACCGTCGCCCCCTCTTGAAAAATCATTCTATCAATTTCGCTTGCTTGTTCCGGCGTTGCTTCAAGTTGGATATAATAACCGGATCCACAACCGGAAACACTTGTCACGCGTGCGCCTGCTTTCCTGATCAAATCAATAACCTTGTATTTTTCCGTTTCTGTTTCCCTGTATACATTATAGTTATGCATTTTCTTCCCCCCACTCAGAATTCGCTTGAATATCTCTAGCGCCGTTGTATCATTTTTAGCGGAAAACCCTCCAGCATACCAGCCGCCGATCTTCATAGCGTAACGGTTTACGCGTTTCCCTGTTTCCGTTTTGATCAAAAAATCATTTTCTAAAATATCACTGTATATGAACATTTTTAGCCCTCCAATATAACGCCGTATTTTGTTTCCGTGTAGCCGTCAAATTCAAGATCCCTTGCAAATGCTTTATAGTCGAAATAACGCAACGCGAATTCAGGCAAATCATAGCATTCGTCGATCAATTCCTCAGCTACTTCTTTCAAATCCATACCGCTATAGAAAATGAATTCGCCGTTTTGCTGTCTTTCCATTGCTTCTTTGAATTTGTAGCCGTACGCGTCGATAGCGGCTGCAATCTCTTCCAATTCGTATTCTTCCAGGCCTTCAACCTCATTACAAAGGTCATTCCATTCTGTAATAGAGTCCATTTCTCCAACGCTTCCCAATTCAATTTCGCCGGTGAATTCATAGTCATTAATGAAGAATTCCGGATCGTTGTCGTGCATGGCCTCTGCAATGGCCTGCAGCTTGTTCTGCAATTCGTCCGCGTCCATAGGAAGTGTTATCCATTCGCCCCCGTCGGCCCCGTTTTCGTTATAGTTACCCCACGTGTTTACAAAGACATTCAGCATGTTTTTTCCTCCTTTATCGTTTTACGGTAAATGTTTAACGTTCCTGCAAAAAGTGATTGATCAATTTTTGCATTCGGGCCGTTTATGCAGCCCCTTTTGTCCCTGGTACAAAACAGTGTTCCGGCCCTCCTTTTATTTGTGTTGTACAGTTATTTCTGTACATCTCTTATTATACAGATATTCCTGTAAAAGTCAATAGGGAAAATGAAATTTTGTACAGAAATTTCTGTTTTATTTTTCGTGTACATTTATCCGTGCTTTTATGCACAATGTATATTGATCAATACCAGGGAAAGCATGGCATTTTAAGGCGTTTCGCTTGAGTTGTGCAGCAAATACCAGGGATCCGGCCCCCGTTGGGGGAAACGCCAGGCCCCGGCTGCGCCGGGTGAACCCCGTAATTTTTCGAAAAAAATAAAAAGCCTCCATTTTTACAGAAATAACTGTTGACAAATCCAGAAATATCTGTATAATAGTAGTTGAGATCACAAAGAGATCGCAAGGAGGAAAAGACGATGAATGCAAAGGAACGCGTAAGAGAGATCGTAGATGAGAGCAACCTTTCACTGTCTACGATTGCTGAGAAGGCTGGTTACAAGAGGGCTTCCAACATAAGTGAGGCAATGCGTGTGGACAACATGCGAGTTGATAGCTTCGTAAGGATTCTGAACGCATGCGGGTACAAGCTGATTATCCGTGCAGAGCAGAAGGGTATTCCTGATCGAGAGGTGGAGTTGGAATGAAGTACGGTTACGTAAGAGTATCGACGAAGGGGCAGAACACGGCACGACAGGATGTGCTGATGAAGGAGCTTGGAGTCGACAGGGTATTTGTAGACAAGTGTTCAGGGAAGAACACAGATCGTCCTCAGTACAAGGCAATGATGGCTGTTTTGCAGCGTGGGGATACAGTTGTTGTTGAAAGCTACAGCCGTATGAGCAGAAGTACAGCAGACCTGCTGAAAACGGTTGACCAGCTTCGTGAGATGGGTGTTGAGTTTGTGAGTAAGAAAGAGAACATCGACACGACTACTCCGGCAGGTCAGTTGATGCTTACGATCTTCGCAGGGCTGAATCAGTTTGAGCGCGAGGTGATGCTTGATCGTCAGCGCGAAGGTATTGAAGCGATGCCTGTTGTGAATGGACGCAGGGTATCAGCTAAGAACGGCAGGGGATTTGGCAGACCAGAGAAGAAGGTTGAGAACCTTGAGGAGCTAGTGGCAAAGCAGCAACGAGGCGAAATAACCGTACGCGAAGCATGTGAAGCGGCAGGCATCAGCAGGTCGAAGTGGTATCAGCTAGTTCGGGGGTGTCACAGCGTCACAGTCACAAACACCGTTTTTTCCTTATAATATTTTATATATACTTAAATTTATTTGTAGTAGTATATATTTACTTGTGACAGTGTGACAGTATAGTTAAATACAGTAAAATCAAGGGGTTGAGGGTGTCACAGGTTTGCAATTAACCTGTGACGCACCTGTGACACTTGGGTGGATTTATGGGAACGATCGTACGTAATGGCATAATTTACCAGCAAAACGACAGAGAAGGTGTCACAGGCAAATATAAAATCCGCTCAGACGGCTATCCAGAAATGGGAGTCGTCTGTTTTTTATTTAGGAGGGAAATAGATGATCGACAGAATTAAGCAGCTACCTCAGACCGAGGAAACTCTGAAAGACCTGTTTGACCTTGCTATGCAGTGTGAGGATCGCGAAAAGCGTATCGATACGACCAGGTGGATTCGCAAGGAAGCCCGGAAGATTCCGACGAACGATGCGTATGACCTGGTGATGAAAACGTATCTGCTGGAGGCGCAGAGCGGCGTTTTTGATAGCTATCTGATTTACCTTGAGAAGAACCGTGAACCGGAGAAGCGTTTTTATCTGCCTCGCCGTAGCGTGCTGTTGCCGCTGGTGGAGGACTTGCAAGACCTGTTTGATGGCGAGATTGATTTCCTCGGTGTGTCGCTGCCTCCGCGTGTTGGCAAGAGTACGCTGTGCATCCTGTTTATGACGTTCGTAATGGGTCACAGACCGGCTGTAGCGAGTGTGATGTCCGGTCACAGCAGTACGCTGACAGAGGGGTTCTACCGCGAAATTCTGAGCATTATAAAGGATTCTGATACGTACTGCTGGGCAGATGCGTTCCCTGGTGTTGAGTTTGCGAATACGAGCGCGAAGAACAACACGATTGACCTTGAGAAGGCGAAGCGATTCCCGACGATGACGTGTCGCTCTGTTGGCGGTACGCTGACTGGTGCTGTTGAAATCGGTTCTGATGGCATCCTGTACTGCGATGACTTGGTGGAGGACTTGGAGGAGAGCTTGAATCCTCAGCGTCTGCAAAACAAGTATGATGCGTATCTGAACCAGTTGAAAGACCGTAAGAAGCTGGGTGCCCGTGAGTTGATGGTTGGTACCCGCTGGAACGTGTTCGACCCGCTGGGGCGCATCCAGGAGCAGTATGCTGGTAATCCGAGGTATCGGTTCAGGGTTATCCCGGCGCTGAACGAGGATGGGGAGAGTAATTTTAATTACCAGTACGGCCTGGGGTTTGATACGGCGTATTACGTGGATATGCGGAACAGCATTGATCCTGCGACGTGGGCTGCGAAGTACATGGGCAATCCGTACATCCGCGAGGGCCTGCTGTTTCCTGCTGACGAATTGCAGACGTATAACGGCGTGCTACCGGATGGTGAACCGGATCGTATCGTCGCCGTGTGTGACGTTGCGTTCGGCGGAGGCGACAGTCTGAGTATGCCGATAGCGTATGTGTACGGCGATACGGTGTATGTGCAGGATGTAGTGTTTAATAACGGGGATAAGGAAGTGACTCGTCCGATTGTTGTGGCGAAGCTGAAACAGCACGTGCCGCATATGGCGAGATTTGAGGCGAATAACGGCGGCGACGCGTACTGTGAGAAAGTGGACGAAGAACTGCGTGCAAGCGGTGTACGGATAAATATGAGCACGAAACGAGCGCCTACGACGCAGAGTAAGCTGAGTCGGATTATTCAGTACGCGCCGGATATTAAGAAGTTTTATTTCGTAGACGAAGCGCACAGAAGTAAGGAGTATAAGGCGTTCATGAGCGAGGTGACGCTGTTTACGCAGACGGGTAAGAATAAGCACGATGACGCGTGCGATAGCCTGGCGATGCTGGTTGATTTCCTGGATACCCGTGGTAAGGTCGTGACGGTTGTGAGAAGGCCGTTTTAAGAGGAAATATAATATATATGCGAGGTATTGTAGTTGTGTAAACATATCGAACAGAGTGGTATGTGGTGGTATAATTATTGTGTGGAGGTGAAAGAAGATGCAGATGTTTGGTCGGACGGTGATATACACGGATGTGTCTTCCGTGACCTCTGAAAACGTTTGTGAAGTTCTGAGGAAGGCGCTGACTGTACATGCGCAGAATCGGACTGAAAGTGAGTACCTGTACAATTACTACAAGGGCAAGACTCCGATTCTTGATAAGAAGAAGGAGGTTCGCCCGACGATTAACCATAAAATTTGCGAAAACCGCGCTAATGAGATTGTGAATTTCAAGACGGGCTATGTCTGCGGTGAACCGGTGCAGTATATTCTGCGCGGCAAAAAGAAGCAGTTGGTGAAAGACTTGGATGCCCTGAATGATTACATGTTCTCAGAGGATAAGGCATCGCAGGATAGAAAGATTGCTGACTGGTTCCACATCACCGGCTCGGCATACAGAATGGCCCTGCCTCGGAAGGTATACGACGAGGATGAAGCGCCGTTTGAGATTTATACGCTCGACCCGCGTTACACGTTCGTGGTGTATAGCAGCGGTATCGGCAACAAGCCTGTGATGGGCGTAAAGTGCATCATGCAGGAGAATCAGTTGCCT